TTGAGCGATCGCTGTCCAGTTGCACCCCAATAATCCCCAATCTCTTGTAAATCAAGGGTTTTCAGAATTTAAAAAATATCTTCTAAAACCTATTGATAGAATATAGCCTATCAAGTAATATGGTAATATAGTTACACACACAAAACCAGGAAAAAGTATGAAGTATAGATGGAGAGACGGTAAAGCCCAAGCAGTTGCTTACGTACCCGCGTTAGGCAAATGTGTAGTTGTTAAAGAAGCTAACAGCATTCATGACTTATATGGCTATGGCGGCGATGAAGACGGTGATGAAGATGACGACACAGATGAAGATGACGACACAGATGAAGATTAAACCATAAAGCAATCAAAACCCTCTTGATAGTCAAGAGGGTTTTTTAACATTAATTTTTAATTTCCGCAACCGTTGATAATTTCGCTTTAAGCGGGCTGTAAACTCAGCGGTATTATGATTCTTCCATTCTGGATTTATAAGGTCAATAATCCAATTTTTGGGACTATGACAGACAGTTTTATGACAGTTTCTACAGACTGGGAAAATATTAATCCCATATCTGTCTCCTGACTTCCTGTAACTAGAGTGATGGACTTGTTCAGACTTATTGATCATGCACACACAACAAATCCCATGGGTTCTTATATGTGCGTTGCGGCACTTTTTTTTATGCTTTTTGGCATTACTTCCATATCGAACTTGGTAGTTAGTCATTGTGACAAATAGATAACTACTACCAATGATAATAAAAAACCCGCTTAGATTAAAGTTTAAGCAGGTGTAGTTTATTTAATTTGTCCCTGAGCAATCGTGCCAAAGAACAAAAAGCCATAAAAATTGCCTGTTTAAATTTAATTTAAACAGGCTCAATCATGCCAAATGCTGATTATCTCGTTATTCAATCGTGCCAACCGTTCTTGGGGTTTTTGAACGGTATTCATTGAACTTATTGCCCTGTAAAGGTTTTAGCCAGGGACAAGTAATTGGCACGATTAAAAAGGGATGTCGTCAGGGTCGCCTGACTCCTCGTATGCACCCCAATAGTAGTCATGGAGTTCTTGAACGTTTTTGATATACTCAGAATAGAGAACTGGGAGTGAAATATTTATTTGAGATATTTCCCAGGTAAATTCTATACGCCCACATCTAAAGCTAGAACCTTGGATGATTTCAACTTTAAATACAGGTAGCTTGACGCTACTCAACCGTTTCCAGTAAAATTGGAAGTTCAGTTCACATAAATTAAATAGGTCTGTCATTGCTTTTGTCTCCTGTTTTTTCCTTATGTACTTAATATAGTCTATCTTTTATTTATTGTCAACAGGTTTATGTACTGAACTTTAGTAATTTCTATTTATACTTAAATTACATATTTAAACATAAAAAAACCGCTTAGACAAAACGACTAAGCGGTTAATAATTAAAGATGCTTGGATTGACTTTCTGCTAAAGCAGCCACCCTGACTGCTCTAAGTTGTTGTCCACAGAGCCAACCGTCTTTCAACGGTGACTCTTCTTTGGGGCAGGATGCCCCAGTATTGAACAATTCAATACCTTGGTTAAACAATTTTAAGTGTCTGGCGTGAGCCTTGTGGTTCTCCAGTGCTTGTATTTCCATTACTTGTATTTCCATTACTTAATTACTTTTTCTCCCACTTAATTAAACACCCATAGTATTCAGGGTGACTTTCTAGAAAATCATCTTTGAGAGCGATCGCACTCATCAAATCTTCAGTAATCCAGGGACTACAGAAGATTATCTTGCTGGTTTTATGTTGACCTTTTAATTTAAACCTGTACATTCCTGTTTTTTTGTTTATATATATAGACTATCTTACTATTTATTTATTGTCAACAGGTTTATGTACTGAACTTTAATAATTTCTATTTATACTTAAAGTACATAATTCCTAGGCACGTTGACAAGGTTTAATAGATAGACTATGTTAATAATTACAAATCAAAAGGAAGACAATATGACTTACCATCCAGAAACTCAAGCCCGCTACAACGCTACCGAAAAAGGTAAAGCGCGTAAACGTAAGTGGGCTGCCGGCATGACAGAAGAACAGAAGGAAAAGCAGCGTCAAGCTAAACGTGAATGGGCAGAAAACATGACTGAAGAACAGAAGGAAAAGCAGCGTCAAGCTAATCGTGAGTGGGCTGCTAACATGACAGAGGATCAATTAATAAAGCAGCGTGAGTCTAGGCAAAGATGGTTAGACAATATGACTGAAGAACAGCGCGAGAAGCAACGGGAATATATGCGTGAGTACAGCAGAAAAAGACGATTAAAAAAGCTACAGAACAAGGAAGATACTAAGCAAACGGATTGTTGATTTTTCCGCCCACAAAAGTGCTTCGAGGTGCTGAGTTGCCCAATTCACTAAAAGCACCATCGGCACTGTCTACAATGTCATTGGTGAGGGGTTTCTTACTTCCATCAAATTCATGTATTGCAGCGAGAAACTGGTCGTTCCAAGCACCCCTAAGTAGTTTGACTTTTCCCTGTTTGGCTGCGATCGCCATGGGTAAGGCACGGGTCACTTTATCCCCCAATGGTTTAATTCCTTTAGCATCAAATTGTGCTAATTGACGCTTTAGCGAAACTTCATAACGTTTACCAGCACTACCACCTTCTAATTCCCACCTGATTTTACAATCTGGGCCATCCTGGTAAGCTATTTTGACTACTGATAAGTCGCCTTCTTCTGCTGATACCTGTTCCCAGTGACAGTCAAGGATGTAGTACGTGCCTTGATGTAATTTAATTTTGGTACGTACACTATAAAAACTAGACTTGGTGGCAACATCAGCGGCGGTGGCTGCAAAGTCCCAAAATGCCACAGTTGTACCACCACTGGGAACTGCATTAACAATCTCAAACCACTGACGATTAAAGATGGTCCCTGATTCATATTTAATTTTCCAGTTGCCTTTAAGTAGTCGCTCCATCTCTACAGGGTGCAACGATAATAGATTTTGTAAGTATTGGGGGTTGGTTTCTATTAGTGCTGGGTTGTCATAAACTGTACCTTTAATAAAACTAAAGCTTTTAGGTGGTGCTATTTCCGCTAAGTCAGGAAACTTGTCCATGAGTTCATCTTCAGTATCACCCCAGTGCAATTCTCCATTAATCCGATAGAAATAACGGATAATTCCTGACCGTTCCTCTATGGGGTATCCTGTGTTTTGATCAATGTACCAACTAATCATTTTGGCTACCCATGAATCAGCATCAGGGTTACAAGTTGCATCTATGCGAGGCTTGACCCCACAGGCGGAACGATTACGGGAAAAGAGAAACCAGAATTGACGCTCGGTAAACTTAGTCAGTTCATCAAAACCGATATGGCATATCTGCGAACCAGGGTACTTGTCTTCTACATCTTTCTCATACTGAGCATGACCAAAACTAATCGCGCTACCATTGGGAAATGTCCAGTCAAGCTGGTACTCACGGGCTATTGAGTTTTTAATCTGTTTATATAAACTCCTAGACTCATCCCATAAACCACCTTCATTAGTTATTTCCGGTCTAGTTCTTCTGAAGATTACTGAACCATAACCAGGCACGTTTAAATATTTAGCCGCTTTTAGTAACATAGCATAACTTTTTCCACTGCCGGCTGCACCCCCATATATGCAGACATCAGCGTAGTTGTCATAAAATAGTTCTTGCGCTCCGGGCTGAGGGTCTGGCAGATCAATCTGAACTATTTGGTTTCTGGATGACCTGGTTTTAGTGGACTCCCTGACTTTAATGATGTTTTTAGGATTAAGTTTGTTCATGATTTTTATATGCACAAAAAAACCCACTGTTAATAGTGGGTTAAATGGGTTAAAGGATGAGAAAGCTAAATCTATTATGTATTATGGCATCATTATTTGCCATAAAAGTTCATTTCTTGCTTCTATATATTCAACAGCAGAGAGGTATTTCTCTTCTGTTGAAAACATCTTTTGATTAATCTCAAATGCAGATAACAAAGTGTTCATCTGCTTGTCTGATAAATTCCATTTGACTTTAAAGTCAGCGTCTAACTGACTTAATTGTATTTTCTTTTTATACTTAGCTAATTTTTCATTAGCTAAGTTATTGACTTCTTTTTGTGTAATAGTCCGACCATCATACTGACAATTAACTGCATTTGCATTTATCTCTTGCTGCCATAATTCAGCTTCTACTTCTGAAATAAGTATTTCCCATACTTCTGGGGAATCAATGTTCTCCAGAATAAATCTTTCTTTAGTGGTATTTTCATCTTGGCGACGTTTAATTTCGTCTTTAAACTGTTTCTTCAGTTTCGGCGATTCTAGCTTGTTAGAACCCCATTCCAAATACTCTAAAGGAACATTTTTAATGTCTTGTCCCTTGTGTTTGCCAAATGTTAAAGTATTCATTGCTTTTGTCTCCTGTTTTTTCCTTATGTACTTAATATAGTCTATCTTATTATTTATATATCGTCAATAAATTTTTGTACTGAATTTTCATACAATAAAAAACTACTAAATAAAGAAGATTTACTTAGTAGTTTGTAAAGGTGCATCTTAATATATTATAACATAAATATTCTTGTCAAGCTTGAAAGCGTTGAAAAATAAGGGCTTAAATATTTGGTTACATTATCTTATTAATAGATAATAACTATCTTTTTGGAATTAAATTCTCTTGATATAAATGTTTGCCAGTAAGATACTGTAGTTAAATATTGAGAATTTATTAAAAGTACAGCAAATAACCAGCCAATTAGCTTGACAGGGATAAAAAACTATGTTACACTAAAGGTGTGATGGTTACAAAAACAAAAACGCTGTAACGGTTTGATGTCTGTCAACCGCTACAGCGTTGGGAAATAAGGTTTAAAGATACACATAATTAAACATAATTAAATGGTAACTCATGGTTTATGGAAAATCAAGTAGTAGAAACAATTTTAACGGAACAGGAAGTAGCGGAAATTCGGGAGTTGGCTTATGCGATCGCCAATGACCTGACTGACCGGGTTTTATTCACTCACATGGGTATTCTCAACGCCTTAATGTGGCGGGCTGCTGTTGATTACGGAGTCAATGCCAAGAATATGGATTTGGACAACTGGAAGAATCTGCTGCTTTGCAGTAAGGACCAGAATGTGAATATCATGGTCGCTCACAAATACTTAGAAGATTATTTGACAAGCAACTGGAAAGGTGCGTTTTATAATAAAACCACTTTAAGAACTTACCGTAAACTCCATATCCAGTGGGGTTTGTTCTGGTTTGATATTGATTCCCGTCCCAAGGGCGCGGCTTGGGGTGTGGCTAATGGTGTGGAAGGACAAGGTACGGCTACCCCCCCGCTCTTAGAACGGGTTGATATTCCCAAGATCCTGATTTTCTATCAGGTGTTCGATCAGGTCCGCAGGGACAGGATTAACTGGAAGTTAAGACATTCAGAGAATGTTTCCAGTTTTGAGTGTATGCCAGATCACGGTGGCATGATGATGGTTCAGTTCTATAATGCCTTATTTCATGTTACTGGCGACTTTCGTGGCAATTGTCATGGACATGGTGATGTGATTATTGAAACGCTAAGTGATGATGGTGAGATTGTTGAACCAACCCCAGTTTTTAAAGTCATTATCTGGAAGTGGACCAGACGTAAAGGCTTGTTTAGGATGGTTTGGGAACGTATGCTACTCAAAGCAGGACAAATAGCCCAACAAGCTATATCACTTACGTCTAAGCTAGTCGATAAACCACTAGGAAGTATAGTAGAAGTACCCTACTAATACTTCTACTATTTTCAGTGAAATAAAATATTTTTAATTGTGTCTAGGTAAGTTAATGTGATTTACCTAAGTTTTCAGTTGTGTTCATCAAATAGTTTAGACGCTTCATAAAAACGCTGGACTCTTTTTTGCTGTTTAAAGCCTTCTAATATTTTATTTAAGCGTCTTGTGATTTCGTTAGCAATGTGTTGATTTTCTTTGAAGCTATAATCTTCATAGTTGCAATCAGAGTTAATGGCAATGTTTCGTGTTGCTGATGCTTCTTTGCTGTTATTAAGTATTTTGTATAGCATTGCTGTACGTTTAAGGGTTACATCTGTATTTAAGAAACTTTCTGCTGGTATCTCAGTATTTTTGTTCATATTTCCTCTTTAGATTATAATATAGTCAAGTGCGTGAATTTAGCGGAATCAGTGGAATTATAGCCACTGATTTTTTTGTGTGCTATAATTATGAAAATAGAACCCCTTGTTACTATCAAGTCGGTCCAGTGATCACTTCAACATCACTGGATTTTTTTATGTGCTACAATCGTAATGAGCATACCTGGTTACGTGAATCTAGCGATCGCCTCAATGTCGCTAGATTTTTTCTTGTCAATATACGTTTTTTGGGAGTAAAGATTGAATAGGGAGATTTAAAGCATTGGCAATTGATTCAATCTCACTAAATGCTATGGTCTGTCTTCTGCCGTCCCGTTCTTTGAACAAGTCTTCTATGGCAATTATTACGTTGACGGATTTATCAATTTTTGCTGCTAGTTGTTTCCTAGACATTCCTGCTTTCTCACGAGCTATATAAATTAAGATTCCTATTTTCCCTTCTGTGGACAAGGTTTCAAAGCTATTTGGTTCTACAATCATGACTGATATATTATTATTTACACCACTAATAATATATCAAAGAAAACCGCTGATTCCCGCTTTTTTCGCAGATTTAATTAAGTCAAAAATTAGTTTAACGGTTAAACTAAAAGCAGTTTTAAATGTTTTAGTTATGCCAAATACAACTAAAAATAAAACTATCTTAACTAAGGTTTTAAGTTCTGATTTGCTATTAAATCGGGACGCAAGAACTTTAGGATTCTCGTTTTCTTCTAAGAGTAATATCTGTGAAAGATATTCTCTCTATGGTGATTTACCTGAAGGTGCTAGTGTCGTTTTTGATGAACAATTATCCCACGATGCTCGTAGCTGGGACTTGACAAGGGTTACTAATAAAACTTGTCCTTTTCTCAAAAATCATGCACGTGGTCAAAAAATCGGCATTGTTACTGAAGTCGGCTTGGACGGCGATCGCGGCATGGCAACTGTGAAGCTGTCTAGGAACGCTTTAGCAGAACAATTCATGTCTGACATTGAAGATGGTACTTCTGGAGGTATCAGCTTTGGATATACCGTAGAGGAATACCGTGTTATCACCCCGGCAGAATACGCTACTGATAAAGATGGTTGCGTTATGCTGACAAAGAAAGCCCTCTTAGAAGCGACAAAGATAGTTCTATTGGAAATATCTTCTGAAGACATACCAGCGGACCCAACAGTTGGATACGGAAAGTCTCTTGTATGTTTTGATGATATTTCAGTTAAGGGAGACCCCAATTTCAACCCCAATCGAAAAATGAATGAGAAAACTGAATTGGAATTAGTCACGGTTAAAGCCGCTTTAGCAGAAGCTAATAATACTAATGTTTTATTGTCTGAAAAGCAGGTTTTGTTAACCAATGAAAACAATAGACTGAGTGAACAAATTAAGGTTTTAAGTAAGTCTATTGAGGAAAAAAACACTGCTATTTCTACTTTTGAAAAGCGTGAATCAGTGGTATCTCGCTATTATGATTTACGTCAAAAAGCTGAAGATTTGGTGTCTGAAGGCAAACTAGCTGCTGTTGAGTTTGGTGAATTATTTTCTGAAAAACCCAGTAATGATATTGCTCACCATACCAAGAGCGATCGCTTGGGTTATATTGAGTTTCATCTTGAATTAATCAATAAGAGAACCGCACCTTTACTTAATCTGAAACAGTCAATTTCTGAGCCTATTGTCAATGCTGGTCAGTCTAATCCTGCTGATTTAGAAACACGGGCTTTACAGATTATTCAATCTTTAGGTCAATCTAAACCAATTATAGATTAATACTATGACTATGCGTTATGAGTCGTATCTTTACGACGATGAGTTATCAGGGTTTTTTCCTGTATTAGCACGGGCTACAGAAACAACCCCTACCCGATACACCCGCTTAAATGAAGCCTATGCAACGGGATCTACTGGGGCTATCCGTAAGCTCGTTAAAATTTTTGCTCCTGGTTTCTTTGCTGGTAGTGGTACTTCAACTTCGTTGGTGGGCAATCGGATTTTACCCCGTATGACTACTAGAACTGCTACCGCTGCTAGTGCTACCAGTATTTCTTTCCCTGTCGGTACTGCTGGTATTTTCATACCTACTGATGTTCTCTCTATCATTGCACCTTCAGTAAGATTGACAATCTCATCCTCAAGTACAGGATGGGCTGCTAATGATACTATCACTGTAACCGTCAATGGTGTTGCTGTTACTTATACTGTGGTGGCTGGCGATATTGGTGGTTCATTGGCAGCAACCAATACTAACGTGGCTAATAAAGTAATTGGAGCGATCGCTGCTAATTCTTATACTTCTAGACTGGTTTCTGGTTTATCGGTGGCTGGTACTTCCCCTGCTATGGTAATCGTCTTTTGGGCAAAAGATTTTACCAGTCTTTACAGTTTTACTGCTACTACTACAGCTAGTAATGGTACTTCTACCGCTTCTGCCGCTGTATTTGCTCCTAACGCAGCTATAGGTACAATCTCTGCGGTTAACACAGTTACAGATGTTGTCACCATTAGTGCAGCTTCTGTATCCGTGCCTTTGGGTATGCCTATAGGTGTGGCTGCTAGTTCACCGGAAAACTTAGGAATGTTGTCTCCTGAAGTTCCTATTGATTTGCTGTACAGAGAAAGCCAGAATTACGCTCTCTACTTAGAAGGCGATGTTTATGGGTCTAGGTTGCCTTATATGGATGGACAACTAGCCGCTTTATATCCTGAAATTCGTTTGGTGTAATTTATGCCCTCAATTATTGAATTAATTAACTCACAACCGGGCGTGGTTCAGCGGGCTATTGACTTGCAACTGGCAACTGTCTCTAGCACTGGTGAAGTCTATGCTGACGGTTATCCCGACCCTGCTTTGAATCGTTTTTTCCCTTTTGTTCAGTATAGTGATCCGGTTTTAGCATTGCTCAAAATGCGGGCTTATACTCCTACTCTTGCTTATGTGGTAGCTACTGATGGTGCTATTCCCCAAGATGTAGAACGCCTTAGCGTGACTCAAGAAACCTTTGGTAATTTTAAACTGGCTAAATCTAGATTGATTACTGAAGAGGATTTTAACCTTGCTCAACAGGCGGAACGTTTGGCAATGTCTGGTAACGCTCAAGCGTCTGAAGCTATTAGAAATATCTTTTTAGGCGTACCTGCACTGCTTACCCAGTCTGTTATTAACTTACATACTGTGTTGACTTTGCTGATTGCTTGTACTGGACAATGCAACTATCCTGACCCTACATCAGGAGCGTCAGCAGTTCTTAGTTACAGAAGTCAAATCCCTTCGGAAAATTTACCATCTGCTTTGACGGGTACTGCTGTGTGGTCTGCTTCAACTACCGCTACAGGTATTGATGATTTGGTGAGCCACTTGTCTAGTTACTACAACAGTGTTAAGAGATTTCCTCCTTATATTGTTATGTCTAGGCTAACTGCTAACAACCTTAGAAACCAAACTAGCACTAAAGAAATTGTAGGACGGTCTAGAGGGATGATTACAACCTTAGAAGCAGCTAATGCCAGTGCCGTAGCTGCTTTGCCACCTCCATCTTTACAGGAAATTGGTGGTGTGGTTGGACAACGATTATTAGCAGGTGGTGGTCAAAATCCCAACATTGAGATTATTGTTTCCGATGCGGTTTACTATCAGCGCGGTTCAGGTCGTGTAGGCACAGAAGTAAAAACCTATGTCCCTGCTGACTATTACTTTTTTGCTCTTGATAACTACATTGAACGGGCGATTGTTCCCACTGCTTCTAACAACTTTGCTGGGGGGCTGGTAACTAGTACTGAAGTCGTCAGCAAAGAACCACCTCAAGAAAAAATCACTGTAGCGGGACGTGGCTTTCCTCTTGTGATGGACCCTCGGTTTATTGGGGCTAGAAGTACCAACAGTACCACTGCGTTGACAGTTATTTAGACTGTGACCACTTGATTGGGCTGTTTCCCCGAAGCCCAAACATGGATGTACCTTTGGTTGGTGATGCTGATTCTGGACTGGTATTTGTGACTATCTTTAACAGTCGTTGGTACTCAAGTCCATACTTACTTTGTCCGTAGCTATCGGGAACACTTTGTAACTCAATGTTGTAAGACTCATCATCTACTTCTAAGCGTTTTAAGACTCCCGTACTGTAATCACTACCCGTACTTTGTTTAGTTAAGGTAATTTTGTGAGCGGTCAATAACTCAGTTGCCACGTCTTTTAAAGTTCCCCAATGGTACAGTTCAACTTCTAGAAGTGCTTCTGGTAAAAACAAATTAAACTTGGTTTCTTCACCCGCAAATTCTGGATATTTGACAATAAAGTTACTGAATAAAATCATGATTTCCTCCTATGTAAACCAAACAATTGGATATTTAGAACCCTTTAATTCTAACTTAACCTTAACCTTTCAAATGGGTAATGGTCATTTTGTTGAGGATGCTGTGGGGAATAGGATTGAAACAGTTTCTACTGTGATTGTTCAAGCTTCTGTATCTATTAAGAAGGATTTTAAACCTTTGTTTGAAGATGCTCAAATGGGACAAAATATTCTTTATTTAAAGGGAAGGATGATTGGTAATTGGAGTAATTTGGTTTTTAATTATCAATTAATTGCTGATGCTGTACTTACTGATTCAAGTGGTAGTATGGTTACAGGACAATGGCAATTTATTCCTGTGCCTCAAAACCGAATTGCAACTTATTTAGAAGTAAGAAAAAGATACATTGAGGGTCGTTTAACTATAGCAAGTAGGGTATAATTATGGTTGTAGCTAATTGGAAAAGTATTAAAATTCCCCGAAAACTCACTGCTACCCACGCATGGACTGCCCCTCATGCAGTGATTGTCCATGAAGGCGCGACTTTCTCTAATGGCTCTGAAAACCCAGCCCGTCCTTGGGTTGGTGCTGCTATTGATGAGTATGATTTTTTGGGTGAATATGCTGACGGGTTTAACCAAAGTGAGGACTTCAAACAAGCTTTTATGGCTATGTCTGAAGGGTTTGGTGAAGCTTGTCAGGCAAATCTTGAGGATGTCCGTTGGCAATGGCCACGCACCACCGTCCGTAAGAGTGGGGATGTAGTTGGTTCACCCCGTGACATTGTGGACACTGGGGAACTGAAAGACTCTTACCAGGTGCAATATGAAGGCAATTGACCTCAGAAAAATTCTGGCAACGCTACTGGCTACTGAGTTGGGTACTTATACTAATGGGTTGCCTTCAATCTGGGTATACGGTAGTTCATCTCAACCACCATCTGCAAGTAACGGGCTTGAATGTTTGATCAAGGAAACCCCTAATGTTGCGGCTAAAGCTACCAGTGCCGGGTCAAGATATAAGCCTCAGCAATGGGAAATTCTATTGCGTAATTGGGTAAAAAATTCTAATTTACCAACGGCGATCGCTAAGATAGAAAGACGGTTTCCAGTCTTACGTTATACACACATTCCCGCTACTTCTGATATACTAGAACAAAGCAGGATTGTCATTTTTGACCCCATAGTCACATAACAACCACTTAAAAATTATGCCAATTAACTTAGATTTTAGTAGACCAAAATCTGTTACAACCAATACTACTACTGCTGTAATTACCGCAGGTACAGCAGTAGAAGTAGACGGTGCTGGTGTTACCGCTGAAGAATCTTACTTTTTGCCTTTTAATCACGGTAACATCACCCCTAGCACTTTCACTGTTGCTGCTTGCAATATTACCAGTGGCAGCGCAACTATTACTACTACCACTGCTAACGGGTTTGCTAATGTGCGTGTCGGCGATGTAGTCACAGTATCGTCTGGCGGTGGTACTATTGCTCCTAACACTGTGCTGACTATCAATAGCACTACTTCTATCACTATTAGTGTGAACGCAACTGTAAGTAGTACAACTGCCAATAGCTCTACACTACAGTTTGCACCACCCGCAATTTCTCCTACTATGTGGGGAATTAGATTACTTTACCAAAAATCCGGTTCTGTAATTACCATTCGCCCTACCATCTATTTTTACGATGGTAGTCTTGGAAGCACTGCTGGGACTGTTGCTAATGCTACCACAGCAATTAACCTCACTGATTCATCAGGTAACGCGCCTAGTATTGATTTTGATGCTTTTTACAATGCAATCCGTGTTACTCGCGGTGTTTAATTTTTTGTTTACATTTATTTTGTAATTGCTTAGGAGTTTATAAATGGCTTTAGCTAATCGTCCGGTTCAGACCGTAATTCTCCAAAACTTTGCTCTTGACTTAAAAATGTTGGGAGAGAACAACCGCAATCTCAGTGTGACTACTTTGACTTGTGGACTTGGTGCTTTAGAAGGTGCTACTAGTATTAATGTTACCGCTACTACTGGTGTTAATTATACTATTGCTGCTGGTACTGCCCTTTCTTTTGTTGCTCCCACTAGTCCATTGGGGCGAGTAGAAGTATTGTTACTCGCTAATGCTACTTTATCAGGTGGTTCTACTATATCTTTAACAATTGCACCTCTTTTAGATTCTATTGCAGCTAACTCTACTGCTAGATTAGTTCAGGATATGTTTCCTGTATTAGGGATTACCAACCTTGGACCTCAACTTAGTCCCACTGTGGTGGACACTACTCACGCCCAATCTGGTAGTGGTACTAGTTCTGCTATTGTCCGTACTAAAAGAGAACTTACTGTAGAAGGCATTGAGTACGTCGGTGACATTGCTTTAGAACAATTTGTTAAACGGACATTCTTTGACCCTATATATATGAATCGGGAATTGTACGCGATCGCTACCTATCCCAATGGCTCAAAACTGGAAGGTGCATCTAAAGTAACGGCTTTGACCATGCCAGCAACACAGATGGAAGTCATGAAATATACTTTCACTTTAGAGTTTCAAGATGAGATATTTTGGACTCCTGCTTACTACGCTTCTGGTGGTTCTAGTACCGGATTCCCCAATTACAACCCTAACTAATGAAGGTTCTCAAGGATAGCACTGGGTTATTAGCTGTCCTCATTAACTGCCGCATGGATGAGGATAGGTTGCTATGCGGTGCGGCAGTTTTTAGAGGAGGGCTGTCAGGGCAAATTACCGTTTCTGATCGCTACTCCTCTTATCAAGTCAAGATTCCTGATTCCGTTAAACAGGTGGCAACCTATCAACTTTTAGCAGATTCCCAAGATAATTTAGAGATTGAATTATGCGCCCAATAATTAACAAAAAAGCCAAGTATGAAGTTATTCCCGTGGGTAATGAGTCCACGGGAATTATCTATTTAGAAAAACGCGGTTCTTTGAGCGTCGGTGAAGCTAGGGACATTGATAGCATTGATGCTAAACGTCAAAAAGCTGCTATTATCGCGTCTAAGCTGGTTAAAAAGATTTCTGTAGACCGTGGTGTCACAATTGCAGAAGCCCAAGAATTACTTTCTCCTACTCGGTCTGCTGATGGTGCGACTGAAGTTGATAACTCTGATGTCATTTACGACTACATTGAAGACTTCACTGAACTAAATGCTCTGAGTTCTATTGACAGTGCTTCTGTGTCCATTTCAGTGGCTACCCTGTTCATTAAGAAACGGGTGGCTTTCCCAGTGGAACTCACATCATCAGTACCTTTCAATTCCACAAGTATTTCCGTTGCTTCAACCCACTTCCCATTACAGGATGGACAAGTAATTCGCTTCGGCGATTGTTTAGTCACTGTGTTGGGCAACTATCAACCCTCAGACACAGGATTGATACTTAGAGTTCAACCTGTATCTGAAAATCTACCCATGACTGTAGGGTTTCTTTACAATAACTCAACCAAGTCTTACGTAGTTGGTACAGATGAGTGGTCTGAAGAAGACACTAAGGACTGTAGTGATGAATTTGTATCTGCTATCTACAAATTCTATGAGAACGAGCGTAGTCGTTGGAAGGTAGAACCAGAATCAGCACCCGCACCTGTAACTGAGGGGGAGCAGCTACCAGTTCTTCAGTTGACTGGGGAAGTATTTACTGGCGAATCCAATCCTACCGAGTTTCTGACCCCAGATTTAGAGACTGGGATAGTTTCTTAGACCAGCCTATTCACGTAGTATTTGAGTGCATTGAGGCACTTGAACAACACCGGAGGGAACAGGCTAATATTGAGGGACGGGTTCATGCAATCGGTTGGACGGGATTGTTTAACGGGTTCAAAAAAGACACTGACCCCAACATGGAGTTCATTGATTTGCTACCCTTTCCTGACGATATTAGAGGGGATACCCGCAAGATTAGCCAAGCAACGGAAAACATTGTTAAGGATATTATCAAAAACAATCGGTTGCCCGCTCCGGTTCTATCAGCTTTGAATCTGCTACTTTCTTGATTACAGATTAATATTCTTAGTCTGTAATCTTTTTCTTTATAGGAGTTAATATTATGAATTTAGGCGAATTAATTGTAGAGTTATCTGCTGATTCTTCTGAGCTAGAAAAGACTTTGGAACGGGCTAAGAAGAAGGCTTATGAAGCGGCAAAAGCAGTAGAAAAAAGCTTTGCAGATATTGAATTAAAGATTGGGGTTGACGATGATAGCTTAACCGACTTAAACGAACACTTAAATTTAAAAGTAAAGCATCTTAAAGAAGTTAATAAGTATTTTAATAATAATCCTATTGTTGTTAATGTTGATGATAGTGGTTTAACTGATTTGAATGAACACTTAAATTTAAAAGTAAAGCACCTTAAAGAAGTTAATAAGTATTTTGATGATAATCCAATTAAAGTTAATACTGATACTAAAAGTCTTGATGAATTAGAAGAGCGCTTAAAGAAGCTTTCAGATAAAACTATTACTATCACTGTTGAATCAGAATTAAGTAAGCAATTAGAAAAAAGCTTGGTTGATGCTGTTAAAAATGCTGTTAAAGAAGGAATGGAACAACAGACTTCAGCATCATCTGAAAAAGAAGAAAAAAAAGAAGCGTCGCCCGAAAAAGGTAAAGGCATGGGTCGCCTTGTTATTGAAGGTATGTTTACTCAAGTGGGCGAAAATATCACGCGCGGATTATCTCAAGGGTTAAAGGACGTTAGCGGTGCTGACGTTGAAACTATAGCTAGAGTAACTTCTAACATGATTTTGCGATATGCCGGAGTGGGCAAAGAAGCGCAAAACGATCCCAGTAACAGTAAAAAAAGGTCTACTGAAATTACTAAAGACGCTTTAAAAGCCATTATTAGACAGTATGAGCAAGAGGCTATGGGGCTAGGTAGTATTGCTCCAAATGAGTCTGGTAAAAAGCAGCCAAAAACCGCAGAATCATCTAATAAAAAAACAGAAAAAAAGTTAAATAATATTGCTGAAAATGCGATTTTTGATCTCTTTTTGGGCGGTAACTTCTCACAAAATAGAATAAAAAACTTAGCTCTTAAAACGGTACAAAAGACTTTAAAAACAGTATTACCACATACTTATTCAACAGTTGAAAACTTAACTTCAAGCACAACACAAGCTACCTCTACTGAATCAAAGCTTGGTCAAGCTGCAACTAGTTTACAAAATGCTGCTCAATCATTGAATAATGCAGCTAATACATTAAATAATTCTGTGTCTGCTACAGATTTGATGACAACTACAGCAGTAATACAATCACCTGCGGAAGAAATTCAACCCTTGAATGTTCCCTTGCTTCCTCCTTCAAAAGCTAAGAAACCAAAACCAGAACTTGAATTAGTACCTATTGAAAATACAGCAGAAGTAGCACAAGAGCAACTAAAACAACATATTAAATCAATAAGATCAAATACATTTCAGAACCTTCATCAATCTAGGCAATATGCTGACGCAACTGCTAAAGAAAATAATGATAAATTAATACCTTTAGAACCAATAAAAGCTAAAAAAATAGATAATATAAAAGCACAAAAAGAGATGTCTTTAGAAAATATTAAAGCTTCTTTTAAAGCGATAAATCAATATTTTGCTGAAGAATATCATAAATTAACAGCTGAACTTAAACAGGTTAAAAAAACAGGAACTCCAGCAGAAATTAAAGCCACAAGAGAGAAGTTTAAAAAGTTTATAGCCAGTAGTAACTCTGCAATAAAAGATATAGATGATACTATTATAAAAGCGAAAGAAACTGGTTTTGAGTCACATATTAACAGCGATCTTACTGATGTTTATAGACAGGGGAAAGCAGAGATAAGGAGTAGACAAAAAAGAGCTATTCACTCAGAAGGCGACCTTAATTATACAGAAAAAGATATTTTTGAAAAGCAACGAAAAGGCTATGTTGATTTAGCTCAAAGACTAGGTATTGATATTGACGCAGGATTAGCAAAAGGTGTTAAGCATGGCACTAATGGTGTGTCAGATGAAGCCAGGAAGATGCTTGATGACTTAATTGAAACTGTTGAAGCCAAGATGAAAATCCAGTCTCCATCTTGGGTGATGTTTGAGATTGGGATGATGATAGCTTCTGGGTTGTTTCTTGGGATGCAAAAAGGGAACAGCAAAGTTGCAGTAGGGGCTAGACAGCTTGTAAGCACTGTTAAAGATGCTGTGGGTTCAGCTAAGGAAATTCTTGAACCAGCATTGGCTATTGGCGGTCTTATACCGGGTGTGTCTACTGCGGCCACTTATGGGGGTGTAGGACTAGCCGCAGCTGATTCTGGGCTAAAGATGCTTGACAAGGTAGGGGAACGGCACGCCGCTAATCCTACACAAACATTATTTCAGTCTGCGTTTGAGTCCGGAAAAGATTTTATTACTGAGTTAAGGGCTGACAAGACACTTACCAAGCCTAGAGAAGCATTTGATCATTTTATTAATTTAAGCAAAGCAGGTGCGGCTACTTTCGGTGTAAACTCATTTACTGCTTTTGATGCGGCTCAGTCTGGTATGACAGCACTTTTAAGAAGTGGTGCAATAGGAAAAGCAGTAGCCCAATCTCATGGGGAAACTAAGACCAGGTTAGCAAAAGATCCGTCTCTTGATTACATGACTACTTATAAAGCAGTTCTTACAGAGAAATTAAAAGATTTAAAGCTGACTAAACCTGAGATTATCAAAGCTATTGGTAGTGCATTAAAAGTAGTTCCTACTGGTTTTGGTACAGCAGCTAATTCCGCTGCTGAAGCCGCAGGGATGGTACTTGCTGATGGCATAAATGCTTTGACTATCCCCAGAGATTTATACAGGAATATTGCAACAAAAACTGCTAAAGGTGCAACTCATCAACAGGCGATCGCAGAATCAATTACTGATTTAGGCGCACCCACTCAAGTAGCTGATGTCATTGGTAGCTTTGGAGACAAACACAGCGTTTCCTTAAATGCTTTTGCTCGCATGAGTGGCAACGTAGTTGAAAACATTAATAGAAGTCTTATTAATACCGTTGCAGCTTCATCTAAGGCTGTGAGTGTTAGCACTAATGCTGTAAGTAATCAAGTTAAAAAGAATATGGGTCATTTGCCTAGTCAGCAACCAATAAGTAAATCTGACTCAGGAAATGTTACCAGTGCTGCTGTAGCCTCTGGTAATGCTTCTTCCAAGCCATTTACGTCCATAGGCGGAAATATTATGAAAGGACTGGGTAAAGGAATGGCGGACAGTATTGGAAGTGTTACTAAAGTTATGGACAATGCTGGTAATGCAATTCAGTCCCAAATTAAGCAGAATATGGGTATTAGTTCACCATCAAAGGTGATGATAGCATTGGGTTTAATGATAACATCGGGGTTGGCTATAGGGATTAAAAAAGGAGCAATAAATGTTGATGGCTCAATGGAAGCAGTTGTTGGTAGTATCAGTTCTGGAGTAAAAAAATACACAAATATTAGACAATTTTTTGTTCAAAGTTTAAACAAAAATCCAAATAATGTAATCTCTCAATTAATCCAGTCACTAAAAAAAGATTTTGGCAGTAATACTATTTTAGGAAATGTATTTAATAGTGCCATGTCTGCATTTGGTAAAGGTGGTGGACTAAAAGATATAAGTGTTAATTTCATATCTTCTTTTGGTAAAGGTGTATTAGCGTCTACTGGTGGTGTAACAGGAATAGTAAGTAACTTTGCAAGTTCTGTTATAGGTGCAATCAAAAAAGTGTTTGGGATTGCGTCACCTTCTAAAATCATGATGGCA